ACGATCATGAAGTTCTGCGACTGGTGCTGAGAGTTCATTCCTGCGATCACGGCATTGGCTTCACTTCCATCAGCAATCTTGAAGCTGATGATCCCGCGCGTGTTGCCAATGCCGGCAAAATTCACCAGGGAGCTAAAGCCCGTTGGCACGACCGCAGTCGGGGTGCTCCCGGTCCAGTATCTCCATTGCAGGTGAACAAGCAGATCGCCCGCCAGGATCAAGGCAGGGCCAGTGATATTTTTTGAGTTGAAACTCTCTGCAAAGTCTAGATAGGTCAGCTCTATACCAGCGCCATTTCTCCCGAACCCGGTCATCTGGGGCATTGTCCCAGGGACCGCCATATCAAGCGCCCTTCCAGAACGACAGAAGGACAAGTCCGGAAGGGCTAACAGTGCCAAACCAATAGTCTTTCTTTCCGGCTCCCGTCTGATGATCGGGCACCCCGGCATCTCCAAATGTTCCCGTTCCATCAACAGCTGGCTGGCGGTTTCCCGCGCCATCCTGCGTAAACTCAATCATGAAATTCTTTTTTAAGCCGGTATTACTGAACGAGATGGTGCGATTTGCGACCAGTGTCAGCGTGAAGTTTGTTCCCGTATTCAGATCAACGGTAACCGTCGCATCGTCAGCCAATGCAACCGGCTCAACCGCATCCCAAACTTCATCTGCAGATAAAAGCTTGTCAGCTGCTCCAGTCAGGAAATGCGCCGTTGTCGCCATTCCACCGGATGCCAGGACTTTGGCAAGAACATCCGCTGCGGTGTAGATGCTGGCATTCAACTTGGCAGCCAGGGCATTTGTCACCGTGGTCGCGAAATTCGGATCATTGCCCATGGCCGCAGCAAGCTCGGACAGAACATTCAAAGCACCCGGCGCACCATCGACAAGTCCATCGACACTCGCAGTTATGGCCGCGTTGATTTCAACTGTCGTCATCGTGCCGATGTTGGCTGGCGTCACTTCAAGAGCCGTGCGCGCCTCGCCAGGCGTCGTTCCACCCGTACCGCCGTTGGCGACATCCAGGACACCAACAGCATTGACGAGTGCCAGATAAAATGCCGGAAGCTGCGCACCAAGTTGCAAGGAGTTCGTGGCGGTGCCGCTTTCAAGGCCCTCAAGCTGAGCCTGGGCGTCCGCTACGGCCTGCTGCATCGCGGCAACCAGTGGCGTGAGCAAAGCATCAATGCGCTCAAGTGCCGTTACACCATAGCGCTGTTCAATCTCCTTCAGGTCATCGCCGATTTCTTCAATGCCGCCGAGGCGCAAAGCGATATCGGCCATGACACGGTTGAGCAGGGCTATGAATTCCTGCGTTTCATCGTTGAATGCAGAATATTTCAGTTTTTCAGCCATCAGCTGCGGTCGCCTTTTTGCCGAGGTCTTTTTGCACTTGCGCGCTCACCGTATAGACCCGGCCCGGCTTGAGTTTTGTCGGACCGATCTCAGCAGGTTCGATCATCCGCACACGCATCGGCTTTTCTGTTGTGGAGGTTGATTTTGCCATTGCGAAAACTCCTAGTAGCCGTGCCAAACGGTTTCATTGATGTGAAACAAATCAAGGTCTGATGCAGCTGTTGCCGCATGTTTGATCCGAAAGCTTGCCGTAGCCCCGCCAAGAGCAAACGTGGCCTTGCGGCGTATGCCCTTGTTGGCCGGAAGATCCTCGACTACTGAAGCGGCCCGCTCTACATCGCCATCGTCAAACAGGCTGATGACCGCCGTATGATCCCCATCATCAAAATGCTCAAGGTAGCTGGTGACGGTGATGTTTGAAGATGCTGCAGGCAAAACAATCGCACTGGAGACACCAACAAACGTGTCCTTTGAACGCGTTGCCCTCAGCCGGCTTTTTGTCAAACGCAACATGGGTTGGACATCCGACGTGCCATTGAACACCGCACGGAGCTTTACCTGGGCAGGTTTGTTGTAAAGCAGGCTTTGCAGTGCCCCACCTTCAAGCCGCGACCAGACAGCCTGCCCTTCAGGCTGAATTTCCCAACCGATTTCCGTGCCGTCAGGCACTATGCTGTCATAAAGCATATCAAGATCTGTTATGCCGCCAGCAAGGGAGATCGAGCTGAATTCGACAACGGATCGCGCATTGGCGAAATTGGCGAAGTAATCGACCGACACAAGATCCTTGTCCAGATCACCGGTAAACCAGGCGCCATCGGTCGAACTGAACAGGGTGCCTTCCTGATAGGAATTCTTGTCGGCAATGGCCACACGGTGGCCACCTTGCGTGATCAATACGCGGGCATAGCGTTTTCCCCGTTCCATGTAGATTGGCGGCACGCCAAACCGGGTTTTTGCCGGCCGGGTTTTCAAGTCGGCCGCCTGTTTGGTCACTGAGGCAATGACGCGGCTCATATCGGGCGCACCCTGTATGGTTTCGCAAATCGCCATGGTGACAGCGCCATCAGCTGCAACCGTCGTGAATTCAAATTCGGACCCCAGATACCAGCCGCCCTGCGCATTCAAAACGGTCTGGGCGATTACCGCGCCATTGATGACCTGTTCGGTTGTGATCAACTCCCAATAGGGCGTTTGCCAGGTATCAACCCAAAACTGGGTAACGCGGATCATGCGGTGGTTCACGACCGCCTCGGCAAGATCGCCCTCGTCAACTTGCCAGACCTCACCATCGAGCCGGAAAATGCCGGTGGCCGGATCATAGATACCCGAATTCCACCAATTGGAGTTGGTGCAGACTTTCATGGACTGCCCGTAACGGATGCGTGTGCGGGTCGTTGAATGTTGCGTGAGTGTCACTTCCTGGCTTGCATATTGGCTTATCGAAATATCACCGGCAAAACCGGTGATGATGTTGCGCGCAACTTCTCCATATTTGGGCAACATCATTCCGGTGCCGGCATCAACCGTGGCGGCCGGATCCAGCGGATTGAACATGGAAAGCGCAATCTCCTGCACACCGTCCCAGTTAAAGCGCAAGCCTTCTTCAATCCGGCAATCAGATTGCGCGTGCAACAGATCCGCTTCATCATCGGTCAAGAACCGGTCCGCGCCATAGGATACCGCATCCTAGTCTATGCCTGCCGTTTCCTTCAGCACCGCCACATCATAGGTCAATTGCTCGACCAGCCGTGACGAACTCGACCCGCGCAGACTTTCAGCCAGGGCAGCAAGGTCGGTCCGGATTGTCGACATGAGTGGTTCGGCAATTAAACGCCATGCCTCGTTGGACAGGGCCAGAGCATAGATGTCCTCTGACGAACGCAACGCGGCCGCATCGTTCATTTCGACCAGTTCAACACCGGTTGTCGCCAGTGTGATTGTGGCGATGTGGACGAGGCCGTCTGCAATGGGCGGCAATTGTGGCGATGCGCTTTCCTGACCATAGACTATGTCGATATTGGCTATGCGCGAGCGGCGCATTGCGACGTCTTGAGGTTCAACCAGGTTGGTCGTTACGTCCGTGCGAAAATTGCGGCGTTCAATATCTTCCTCGCTTGTTGATCCCCACCCCACAATCACCGCCATGCGCTTTGTCGCAACGGGCAACTGGCCAATAACGTCAAATTCCTTGACACTGTCAGCACGGTGAACCGGACCGCCGAGATAGAGCAGACCGGGTTCTACCGAGACCTCTGCCACGCCCGCCTTCGCGCTTGTAAAACCGACATAGCGCTTGGACGCGCCGAGGCCATCGCGCACAACATGATCCATTGAGGTCTGCACAAACCCCTGGATGTTATTCAAGTCGGCTTCAAGCAGCTGTTGATTGGGGCGAACAATAATCTGGTCACGCATTCGTGGCCTCCTTTGCATTGAACATTTGGCCAAACTTGAAACTGCCGAAAGGCAGTCCATCCGAGAAGCGGATAGGCCGGTGGATTGCGGTGCTTGCGAGGGTCTTGTCGCTCGTTGGATTGGCGGCGCTGGCCGCATCAAAAAGCCGCTGGCGATGTTTCCCATCGTCCCGCAACATATAGTTGCTGACAAAACCGTCATTCAGGATCGTGACATTTTGCGGAATGGAAAACCGCGCATCGATGTCTATGAGCACATGATTTGCAGCCAACGAAAAGACATCCGGGTCACCCAGACAATAGCCGCTCGGCAAACGCCCTGTTGACCGACCCGCGTCATAGAGGCGGAAGCTGTCATAAATCATCGTGTCGGCAATTGAGCGCATCAGATAGCCGCCGGCGCCGTCGATACCATCAAGAAAGAAATCATCGGCTATGCCGGTTTGAACAACACGTTCAGCCGTTCCCGATACAAGCCGCGCATCAACGCCATACCTCGTACCAGGCACCCCAGCGTCGATCTGCAAAAACAGCACTGGCATTGCGATATCAAGTACGTCTTTCAGGTAGTTTTCATCCATGAAGAAACCACCTTCGGAAAAGCCGGAGCCAAACAGTTTTTCGACAATATGGGTTGATCCGTCCTGGTGATGTGTGCGGGTCTCAACCACTTCCAGGTCAGCCTGCTGCGTGCCGTCGATCAGAACCGCACGACGCTTTGGCTTTGGTGCATAGGCGGCCAGAAATGCGCCGCTTTCGTCCAGGCCATCATCAAGATAGGCTTGATTTGCAAAATCCCAGGCAACGATATCGCCACCCGGCCGATCATAGATGCGGATCTCTGCAAAGCGTGACAACCAGGCTAGCCGTTCAGCCTCTGTTTGACCTTCCGAAACATAAATGCCTTCGGGTGGCAACGTAATGTCAACAACACGCCCATCCATGATTTCCACGAAGCGGCGCATGGCATGTACCGAGCCTTTGGATCTGTTCAGCTCGGGCGCTTCGGCAATGATCGACCGTTTCTTCGGCTCGGACCACTGCTCATCCCAAAGCGGCACCCGCACTGCCCAAGCCAGGAACGGCAACGCTTCAACCGGGATTGACCAGGCGTCCCACATATTGCCAATGGGATCATCGAGCTTGTCAACAAAACCACTTGTTGCCGCCAGTGCATGTTCAGGCAATGTGGCATTGGGTGGAAGCAGGCTTGCAGCCTTGAACTCGTCAAACATTGGCTATCTCCGCGCGGATGTCGCGGGCAGCAATGCGGATCGCCTGGCCTTCGCCTGTGGCGACTTCGTCCACAGGCATTTCAACGAGAACACGGATGGCCGCATCGCTATGCAGCGCGTTCGCCAGGGCAGAAACCGACAGCACCTGGCGCGGGCGTGAAATGATTGCTTCGAGCTTGCCCAGTCCGGCGTTGGCGGCCGCAACGACAAGCCCGGCATCCGGACCGCGCGCCACATGGATCACAGCACGCACAAACACATCAACGCGCTCCACCCGGCTGATCGTCAGGATGTCCGAATTTTTGTGTTCGTCTTTGTTCAGTTTTTCCCGCACGGCATCCAACAAAATGGCCGCCGCTTCATCGTCTATGCCATCAGCTGCTTGTACCGCAACTTGTGCGAAACCGGGCTGCGGAAACCACACATCGACATAGGGAATTGCAATTGGGTCAATAGCGCGAGCATGGAACGCATAACCGCCAAGCGTGCCGGCAGACGAAAATGCTTCCGGTGCCAACTGGATGCGATCACGAAAGCTCGCATCACTCTCGCCAGTTGCACGAGCGATATTGGCAAAGCTGTAGAAGCTTTCCGCAAGGTGATCGAGATCGGCACCGGCTGCATAAGCCAGGAGAATAGCGCGGGCATCCTGGTTGTGAGATTGCTGTTCGAGCGTCAGCCGATAAGCCCAGGTGCGGGCAGCCTTGATGAAACTGTCGCTTTCAAAGACGCCCGCCCATTCCGGCAATTGGGTTTTCAGGCGAGCGATGAACGCTGTCACCTCACCATCCCAATCGAGCGCATGAACGATAGTTGGTTGCGGCAGGCGTGAAAGATCAACAACGTTGCTCATGCGGCCACCTCCAAACGATCAAGCGCAATTGTGTTTTGTGTCTCTTCGGGCAGATAATCAAAGGTCAGGCTCAGAGCGTAACGACCACGCCGGTCCGCTCCGACATCCTGCGCTGAGACAAACCGGACAACGGCCTCTCCTGTTTCCAGATCTCGGATTTGATCACAGGCCATGGCAACGTCAGAAAGTGTCGCCAGAATGGTTTCGACGTTACCCGGCGCATCCACATAGGCCGGAATATCACCGCCATAGCGGCGCGCCAGGACCCGCGTTGCCTTACGCGTTGACAACGCATCGGCAAGCAGGCTTTCCACATAGGGCCAACCTTCCACCACTGCGAATGTCTTGCGGTCAAAGCCACGCGGCGCCAGCATGTTACTTTCCCGCCTTTTTTGTCTGTGCCGGCTTGCTGCCCAAATCCGATTTGACGTTGGTTGCCGGCATGATGTCACCATCAATCAATGCGTGGCGCGCAGCCCGTTCGGTAAGTTCAACAATCGCGCCTTTCGCAAGCGGCTTGCGGCGAGGCCAATTGTTGCCTGTGACTTCAAATTTCATGGTCCTACTCCTAACCTTCTGGCGGGCCGGTGACAGCGCCGCCCTTCATCACTTCAGTGTGCTTGTGATCATTCCCGACGTTTTTGGCTTCGTGTTCGAAGACACCATCATTCGCCTTGACATCGCCGTGGACCTCGAGCTTGCCGGTTAACTCCAGCCCGTCCGCGTGAAACCGGAATGAACTGCCGCCGATTGTCATCAACAATTCGCCATCCTGGCCTGCAGGGCTTTCATTGTCTGAGGAAAACCCGCCCGCAATGGCACGCGATGCTGTGCCAAGCTCACCATCTGGCGAGCTGACAAGAACCCGCTCGCCAAGTGACGGGCGGCCGTAGGTTTTGACGGCCCCCGCCCGTTCGGACCATTCAATCCAGGGCGTGTTGACCGGCTGGCCTTCGGGGCCGATATCGACTTTGATCAACCGCGGATCCTCGGTGCTATGCTCGACGACCTTTCCTTCGCGCACCGTGTTCAATAACCGGCGTTTCAACTCGCGAATTTCAATGGCCTGTTTGACCAGATGCCGTTCGATGCGTGCGTTCATAGCGCATCCTCCGGGTTTTCAAATCCGGTTGGCCATTCGATGTCATAGAGACCGGCCGCCTCCTGGCTTGCCAACGATAGACCTATACGGATTGGCACGTTGCAAAGAACACCCCACAAGGCGATGCCTTTTGCTTCCAGCGCATTGCTGTTTGAAATATCCAGTGAGATGTTTTCAACCAAGCCAACACCAGGCAAAGCCTCGATAGCGTTTTCGCTGTTCGGAGCGCCTGGAATAAAAGACCCAAGGCCGGCCACCACATCAGTTGAAAGCCGCATGGCTTCATCATGACTGCGGATCAGGTCGGTGGATTTGGTGATCACGGCAATGGCAAACCCCGGCCGGATAACAATCTGGCCATCGGCGACAATCTCAGTCGCGATCCTGCCCCAAAGCCCGACACGCGCGGCCGGTGTCTGCGCGGAGATTTTTTCGATCTCGCTTTCTTCAAGCCGGCCGTAATGCGCCTTGATGTCGCGAAAGTCTAAATGAGCGGCCTTCAAATGATCTATGAAGCGGCTTCTAAGCGTGGTCAGCACTATTGCAAACCTCGCACAATAAAGTCTTCGGCAAAGCTGATAATCTCAGCCTCATTGGCCGGAGATATGCCCAGATATTGCCTTTGCGGCATGGTGACTTTTTTTGCCAGGACAAATTGGCCACCAACCGAAAACGCCAACGCATTGGCGGTTATAGGTTCAATGCTACCGCCGTCCTGATGAATACCCGCATAGATCAGATTGCTGCCGGCTTCGACTTCGTTCCCGCGCACTTCATGGTGCAGGCTGTCATCAAGAGCACCTGAACGAAAAAGGATGGACGTGCCTTCGGCGTTGGGCTTCCAGGGCGTCCCGTCCGGAGCGGCTTTCTCGGATCGAATGCGCCGTTGCGATTGCGACACAACAAGTCCGCCAAGACCATCCAGGAAAGCATGTCGATCCGGTTCGGCAATTCTGCCGATGACACGGGCGGCCTCTTCCTCACCTGAGACTATGATGCGAACAGCCATCAGAGGATTTCCGAATTGCGGGTAAACAGACGCTCTGGCGCAACCATCTGGACGCCCTTTGAACCGGTTGCACCTTCAACCTGGCCGCTCAAGGCCGGACTGTTGCCAGCCAGCGTGACGTTGCCCTTTCCGATTTCCTTGAACAACTTGAGCGCATCCTCATAGCGGGTGCGCATGTTCTCTGTGCCAATCATGCTGTCAGGCGCAAGCTGGTATTCTGCGATGTCGATGACGGCCGCAATCAGATAGTCGGGCGGATTGCCAAGCGGAACCTCGTATTTTTTGTCGATGTAGCTGTCGGCCAGCGAGGATGCGCGCGCCAGGGCTTCATTCAATGCCGCGTCAACACGCGTGCCAATATTGTCTTTGTCGGAAAGGCTACGCACATGCTCCGTGCCGCGCGCCCGTTCCATATCTGCAATCGCTGCATATTGTGACATTTGCGGCCTCATGTTTGATCTGCAGGGGACGCCGGATTACGCCCCCTGCCAATTCGCCTTGGGCGGCTTGTTTATTTGCTGATCTTGAGGACCGGATCGTTAGCAAGCGCGTTCTGCTGATCGTCGCTCAGTTCATCGACATTGACCGCAATGGACTGCCCCTTGGGGAAGTTGATCCCGGCGCGGCGGCGATTGGCGCTGGCGGTGACATGAACAATGAGACTTTCGTTCTCAGTCTCTTCCGCTTGTTTGCTGTCAGCCTCTGACGGGCCGGATTGATTTGCTGGCGGTTGCTGGGTTGCTGTTTTGCGTGCAGCCATCGTTTCACTCCATGTTTTGCGATGCGGTTCTTTCAAAAGAGGCAGGCAAAGTGCTTCTTTTGGAAGAACCGCCAGACATCCAGTGCCTGGCGGTCTCCGGAGGAGGATGGCTTATGCGGCAGCCATCCATGGGGACACGAGAATTTCGGCTTTCTTGTACAAGGGATTGTCCTGGCCGTTGGCAAGGCGCTGAACACTCAGCACCTCGTCGGCCGCGTCTTCCAGATCCGGACTGACAACAAGCAGGTTGGGTACAACGCCCAGCGGCTTGCCGTGATCGGCGGTCAGCTTCATCATTGCTGTTCGCGCCGCTTTGAAGTTTGCAGCGTTCAGTTCAGCTTTGGAGGCATGAGCCATCTGCCAGAAACCATAGCCGGCTGCGCCGCGGGATCGCGTGCCATAGGAATAGACGTCTTTTTCAAAAACACTGGTTGAGCTGTTCGGGTCATCATGGATGATCAATTCAGGCTTGACACGCTCCTGAAAGATCAACGGTTTGATTGAGCGCCGCACGTCCATGAGATACCAGGCAGGCTGTGCACCATCCGTATAGTTCGAAACCGAAACCGGCTTGCCGTCCTTGTTCAGAACCGGGTGATCTGGGTCAAAGAAGTTCTGCCCGTCAAAACAGGCCGTCGCAAATCCACCCGGCAAGGCTTCCTGAAAGATCAATTCTTCCGGCAACTCAGCAGCGGCTTCCGCCATCATGCCAATCGCAGGATTGTAAACGCCGTACTGATCGTCCTCAATTGCGATACGCGGCACATCCACCGTGTTTTCATAGAGCTTGTTGCGCAGTGTGTAGGCATCGCTCTGAAGGTTCTTGTGAAAGCGCTCGCCAATCCATTCACGCATGCGCGGCACCTGCGCCAGCCAGGCATAGGTTTCAATTGATGTGCTGGAATTCACGATGGTGGCGAGACGCTGGTAGTCCAGCGCGACAGCACCGAACGCGCCCATGAAAGTTGTCTTGAACCCTGTGTTCAAATTGGTGAGATTAGTTCGATTGATGATCATTGCGGTTGTCCTTTGTGCCTGGTGCCGATCCCGTGAACCGATGGCTGATTGCTGTTAGGTGAAACGCACCCAAACGCCGGTGTCATCGACATCAAAACAAACGCCGGCCGGTGAGCGCGCGCCTCCGTCGTCGGTCGCCGAAACGGTTTCGTCGTCTTCGATGAAAACGGACTGATTGAGTGAGGCAACACCCACCGGGTCTGCCGCCGAATTGGCGTAGAGAAAGCAGCCCTTTTCAACCTGGACCTTTTGATCCCCGTCAGCACCGGTGGTGTTGTCAATTGTTTCGGTTGCCATGCCCATTGCCGTGAGTGCCAGAGCGGCGCGGCCGCTGGTCGCAAAGCCACCCTCCGCAACAACAATGCCGCCCTGATGGATCATGGCACCTGCTTTGACCGCCATAGACAGCGACGTTGCGATGCGATTGTATGTGGCGCGTGGCCCTGAAAGCATGATGATATCTCCTGATTAAACAGTGCCGATGCTTCGGCGTTTCATGCGTGCCTGATCAGGCCGCTTTTTCCTTGCTCAGCGTTTCGAGGTATTTCTCTTCAGAGATCCCCATTCGTTTGCACATTTCGACCTGGTGTTCGTCCAGCTTGCCGGTGATTTTGGCCGGGTCGTTTCTGGTTTCGCTTTCGCCGGACGAAATGACCTTGCCGAGCTTGGCCAGGCGCTCGGTGTATTTTTCGACGCCGACAGCCCGGCAATATTCGATTTCGGTGTCTTTGGTGGCCGGGATGATCTTGCCGTCTGCAATGCCCTTCTCGACCGCATGCGTGATCGCCTTGTCGGTCTCGGCATTCTTGAGCGTTTCGTTTTCCGTGCGAAGCGTGCTGCATTGCTGCACCACCGCCTCGTGATCGATGCGCGGTACATATTTTGCAGCGTCGGGCTGAGCCGCCTGCTTTTTGAGCATTTCGGTCTTGGCTGTGTTTTCAGAAATTCTGGAAAGGATTTCCGTTTCCGTAGCGTCTTCCTTGAGGCCAAGTGCCTTGGCAATCGCGTTGAGCATGATTGTCTCCTGATGTTCGCCAGAGCGGCGCAATAGTGCGTTGAGATAAAGGGCGGGGTCATTGGTGAGTGAAACCGACGATATGCGGATGACATCGCGGGTGCCGGGATCAAGATGCACAACAGGTGAGATGAATCGATATGCACGGGCTTCAACCTGCCGGCGGCCTTCATCGTTCCAGGCAACGCGTCCATGCAAAGCGCCGTTGCGCAATTCCAACTTGTCAATCCATCCAACCGCTGGCGCTGACAGCCCTTGAGGCGGCCGAATTTCGGTCGCGTGTTCATAATCGACCGGAATATCTCTTCGGTCAGCTTCAAATGCCTGGATTGCTGCCTGGGGTGTATTGTTGCCAATCTTGCGACCGTCCCTGGTCACATTCATTCCGGCCGGAACAAGCTCGATCCATTCCGGCGCTTGTGCGCCTTGAGGCAATTCCGTTGATAGGGTTTCAATGATCCTGTCCATGCCCCGATCAGACAGCACGGATCACAATGGCTCGATGGTCCGAAATCGGACCCTCAAACAGGCTTTGAGAATTGGATTTGTTCGAACACCGATTTCAAATCAAATTCGGTTCGCAATAGGCTAACGCTAACTTGTCGGCCATATATGCGCAAGTGGAGTGCACGGGCGGTTGATAAGCTCGCCGTTAAAGCGGTTTCAAATAGGCAGGAACGCGCACGAGGGATTTTTTCGGAGAATGGGGCGCTAGAGCTGGTTGCGGTGCTGTATGGGCGCTATTTGGGATTAAGGTCAGCACTCATCGATCTGAAAGCGCCAAACCCAGCAGCACGGATCAAACAGATTTTACGCGGATGGGGATTTCGGCGCAAAGCGGACCTAATTAAACAGCTCCGCGAACGGCAGGAAAGAGCCTGGAAAGACATCGGTTAACAACGGCTAGATATCTACGATGCACCGATTTCTCGTTGCCCGCTTGAAATCCAGTAACGAAACAGTAGTGCAAACAAGTTTACTCCACCGAAAATCCGAGTGTATTGTTGATGGCCAGGCGTTCATCAACTCTAATGAATGCCAG